ACGCAAAAATAGCTATCAAGATGGACTATGCGAGGCGTTGGGTTCGACAGGAGATCAAGGAGCTAGGGGTGATTGAGTCAAAAATCATCAAACTCATGGATCTACGTGAGCAGTTGGTGCAGGAGAGAGATGTGTTGATCAAGCAGGCGATTGGAGGTTCTGTAACCGCGTACCCCACTCCTCCCGATCCTACTCGTTTCTCACGGCAGTTAAATCTCACGGAAATCGTCACAGAGTTCGATGGTGTTTTTTACGAGCGTGGGGAAAATGGGGTGCCTGACTTCTCGACAATAAATCTAGGGACAAGGGACAATCCTTCGGGTATTTCATTGTATGACACCCTGTTCGGAAATGACCCGGATGAAGATCCATTCTCACACGGTTGATGCTTCTATAATTCACCATAGGTAAATGTCCTTCGATATCCAGCTTGGTCACGTTTGCCCCCATCTAACGATTGGGGAGGAAGTGGCACTTGGTAACGACCGTAGAACGTTGAATGTTCGACAGCCGGTGGCCAACTTGGAATCCGTGATTATTCGCGTAAACGGTGTTTTGGCCCCATCTTCGGGATTGTTGTCACCGGCAGAGATTGTGGCGGCTTTTTCCGGTCCCTACAACTTGACGAAATGTGGGAATCAGTTGGTTGTGTCCAACCGAACCCAGACGGCGACGATTAAACTTCCATCTGGGATGCGGGTGACTACGGACAAGATGGTGGAGACAATCAGGTCTGCTCTTTTGAACTCTGGGGTCGGAATCGAGGTTTCCTCGGTCAATGGCGTTCTGAAGTTTAAAGACCTCTCGGAAAAGGGGACTTCGAGCCGGATTCGTGTCTCTGGGGATGCGGTTTCGGCTTTGGGGTTTGAGAAGCAGTATCAGTCCAGAGGAAAACAGTTGTACCCTGGGTGGGAGTTAGTAGACCGCCCGGACTTGGTTTCCCTTGCGGGACTGACCAATGTCAAGAGAATCACTTCCCGGTACCCACGATTTTTAACACCCCTCAAAACCAACCCGGTCATCACGGTAACATATCGAACCTATCAAAACAAGTGCCTTCGTTGCCAGTCAACGGGTATTGAGAATGATTATCGACTGTCCTCCAGTGGAGACCCCTTGCTCGTTTTCAACGAAGATAAGCTCAATCAGGATGTACTGAAGATCCTGACAACCGTGAAAGGTTCCAACCCATTCCATACGGAGTACGGTTCCCTTATTCCAAGTCGTATTGGTCTCAAGGCTTTGCCTGAAAGTCAAGCAATTATCAATACCGATGCTATCAATGCGCTTAAGGTGTTCCAGCGAATTCAAGGGATTCAAGGAACGGTTCAGGAGGTTTCCCCCAGAGAGCGCCTTGCACGGATTATTTCTGTCAATACGACGATTGCAAACAATGACCCTACGGTGTTCAAGGTGGATGTGATTGCCTCAAACGCCTCAAATCAACCCGTGGTCATTACGACGGTATATGCCGCCCCAGGTACGGCGGCATTGGCTGGGTCTAACGGACTTTCTCTAGGACTTGAGGGACTTGGCCTCGATCCACGAACTCGTACTCTCCCCGGAATCGCATTAGGATGACTTTGAGCTATGGTTGCTACACCGAAAATTACTGGACCTGATGGAGTCTCCCGAGAGACCTTGGTTTTTTCGACTACTCTACCGAGTCGGTTTTTTCGTGGTGTCATCGACCCGTCAACCGTAGACATGCAGATTTCCATCCGTGGGGCACCGTTCACCTCGGACCCTGATTTGATTGTATTCGAGGGAAGTTCCTTCTATTTCCCCAACCCTTCGGCCTACCCTGAAGGTCTCGAACTCGCCCAAGGGGAGAACGTTGTTCTGGTTCGTTCGATTGGTTTCGATGGAAACCCCTCTCCGAACGCAGAGGCTCGTATCACCTTGGTCCAGGAGTCTGACATTGGTCTCATCGGAGCCCCACCAACGAACTTCTTCGTGGAGCAACGGAATGATGCCGTCCAACTTCAGATTGAAGGTATTTCAGACCCTCGCTTTGTTGGAATCAATCTTTACGCCTCTCGCTTCCAAGGAGGGGGGGCAACGGGATATCAGAGGGTCAACGTAGACATCATCTCCGACTTTGACACGGTGGAGGAGGAACAGGTTCTTCAGCAGTTTGAGGCGACTTCCTCGATTGCTAAAAACCCAGACGGCAGCGCCGCAGCGGACCCACTCTACCTGGAGATCCAAGAAACCCAAACCAAGACCAATGACGTGATTGAGCGATTGGAGGATGTGGTTCTGACCGAGGAATTGGCAGCGGCTATCACGGAAACGGCCCAAGCGAATCTTCTAAAGACCGACTTCACTCGGGTGTTTGAAATCCCAGAGACGGTCAATACGCTTCGCACTTCGTACTCACTATCTTCAGTGGTCACGAGACGTTTCTACGGATTCCTCCACAATCGTCTGTTCGGACCCGCCAACGTTCCCCCAACCGTTCCTATCGGTGAATTCCAGAGTTTGTCCAACACGGAGCCATTATTCTACGTAGCGACCGCTGTGTATTACGACTCCTTGCTTCTCTTGGAGATCGAGTCCTCTTTTTCGATTGAGATTTCGGGCAAGCCGGTTCAGATTCAGGACGTAGTGGGTACGTTCCCAGCACCAAGTCGAATCCAGATCGTCGAAGATGTTATCGCATCTCTACGTACTTCCCAACCTACAGTCAACATCGCTCCTGGTAGCGTAATTCGAGACACGTTCGTAGACCCCTTCTCTAATGAGGCAAGCCGTCTCCGATTATTGACTGACTTCGTGTACCGTTCACAGTCGTTTGATACGCTTCTGGCGATTGACGGGGTGGAAGCTAACGGAACCTCGACGCCAGTCAACCGATCAGCTTACAAGTCGGCTCTCCAGAGAGTCTTCGATGTTTCCAACCCACAGGATGTACAGACGATTATTGACACGACTTTCGAGCAGTTGGCTTCGAGAAACAATGTGTTCCGACGACCAGGAGTTCGTTCCCGTGGGGTGGTGACGTTCTTCACTCGGAACAAGCCCACAGCTACCGTGTTTATTCCTCTCGGGACACGAGTCTCCAGCGGTGCCATCACTTTTTCGACAACGGCAGACGCAAGCATGCCTCTGTCGAACATCGCTTCATTTTTCAACCCTACCACGGGGATTTACTCGGTGGACGTTCCAGTCCAGGCGGAGCAGGCGGGTATCACAGGTAACTTGGCTCCAGGGCAGATTCGAACCATCATCAGTTCTCTCCCCGGTTTGTCCGTGACCAATGCTAGCCGCACCTTCGGGGGCAAGAACCAAGATACCAACCTACGGCTTACGGAGCGGGCTCGTAGTGCTTTGGCTTCCGTAGACACGGGTACGGAGCAGGGAACTCGTCAAGTCGCAGCGGACGTTGCTGGCGTCGAGGAGGCACTGGTCGTTGAGGGTGGTGATCCACTCATGCAAAGAGACTATGACCCTGACTACGGGAAGCATGTCGGTGGAAAAATCGACGTGTGGGTTCGAGGGCAGTCGATAGGTCGAATCACAGACACCTTTGCTTTCACCTTTGAGACAGCAAACGACGTTCAGTTCGTCCTCGTTGGGAACCCTAACCAACTCGTGCTTCGTGCGCTCGACAAAAATCTGTCTCCTACCAATCCTCTGGCGGAGATGATCAACCGTCCCGACCTTGGGTTGGGGTTACGTAATGCGAATTCAGGACAGTTTTTTGACCTGACCGATGTGATCATTCAGGACTATCGAACGATCCAGTTGAGCACGGCATTTCCACAACCGGAGGCTACTTTTGGGAACGTCATCCTGGGGGATTATCGTTACCAGACAACCAGTGACTTCCAGTTTACTCGTCAGCCGGTTCAGAACGTCGTATCCGTGGTAGGACAGATATCCGGTGATCTCCCCGATGAGAACTACGCCCTGTTCCAACCCAGCGATCCTCTGTTAGAGGGTAGGTCCGAGGATGCTGGAGATTTCCTTCGCATCTTCCAGGTTAACGGGATCCCAACCGGGGACACAATTTCCGTCACGGCGGAGACGCATGTCCCCATCGGGGAATTCGATGAGTTCGTGAGCAATTTGGGAGCGAACCCCTTGACCGTTCGGGTGTTCAACTCGTCTAGGACCATTGAGTTTCGTGGTCCTAATGACCCAAGTGGGCTTTCCGATTACACGATTATTCCTGGCAGTGCAACAACTGCTCTTGCGATCCGTAGAACGCCTAACAGTCAGATTCGCTCCGGTGAGACGGTCTCGATTGACTACGAGCATGTCGAGAACTTCACGGTGACCTACGAAACGAACTTTGTGGTCACCACAACACAGGCGGCCTTGGATCAGACCAAACACGCAACGGCAGATGTTTTGGTCAAAGAGGCTATTCCAGTGCCCGTAGATGTCACAGCGACGGTTATTCTTCAGGCAGGGACTTCGAGGAGCGGTGTAGATTCCCGACTTCGTACCAATCTAGTGACGTTTATCAACTCTCTACGTCAAGGGGCTTCTATCCGTCAATCGGACATCATCAATGTCATCGAGAACACGGTTGGGGTCAGCTATGTGGAGACTCCTTTGACCAAGCTCTTGCGAGGTGAAGGGGCTAGAGTGGTTCGAGAGGAAATTACAACGGCAAGCAGTAACGACTCCGTTCTTCTCTTGGGGAACCCTCTCACTCCACTGTCATCGAGCACGGTTCAGGTTTTCCTGCTTACGGACTCGTTGAATTCGGCAACTCTCAATGGGGGAGGCCCAAACACGGACTTCCGTGGTGTGTACCAGGATGACCAGCCCTTGAACTTGAAACAGAGCGACCCTTTCAGCTTGGTGAACGCCCCTGGACAAGCCTACATCATTGGAAAGGATGGTTTGTCCATTCCTGGGTACTCGGATAATGACACGATTCAGAACCAGTTTCCAACTCTTGTGACGGCTCAAGACATCAACAACAAGAGAGTGGAACTTACAGCGAACAGAGTCATGGTTTCGGTTGGGATAGATGACCGACCACAGCTACATGACTATACGGTAACATACACCGTGGCGTTTGTCGAGGCCGGTGTGAAGAATTTAGACGCCAGTGTGATCGAGTATTTCGTCCCTGGGAACTTCATTTTGACCTATACGGAGGATGCGCGTGGGAATCAGTGAGAAAGACAAGATCCCGAAGAAGCCGTATCTTCCTGACATGCGGGAGCAAAACCCCGCACCTGTTCCTTTAGAGGGACAACAGGCGATTCGCTCGCTGAAGGATCTGACCAACAACATCATGAATGCGTTTGTTGAGGTTTTGCCTTCCAACTACGTCTCCGAGGTTGCCGGTCCCTTTTATCTCTCCCAGTTTCAAGCGGCAGCGGAATATCTAGCCAAAATGCAGTTACTCTCCCAAGATGTTTCCTTGGAGAGTGACGTAGACTTTGCTCGACCTGAGTTCCTTTGGCAAATGATTGGTTCCTTGGTGTTCCCGGACACGAGGTCTACTTCCCCCAAGGGAATCCCAGAAATCTCTGGAGACTTGACTTACCGTGTGTTCTTGAAGCGAATGATTCAGCTTCTTCTCCAAGGCTCGAAGCTCGACACACAACAGGAGGGATTGAGTCTCCTTACGGACGCCGTTGTGACCGTTCTGGCGAAGGTAGATTTTTCCAACGACCCCAACTCCGCCTGGGGTTTTGGAGACCAGCACGAATTTGAGATCAATATTCAGGACCGTGCTTTATGGACGACTGAAGAAGGGGAACTGATTGAAGGCGAACTCGGGACTGGGTTCCCTGAAGATGTATTCACGCTCTTCCGCAATAATCTTCGGATTCTCCGAGCATTGAAGCCCGCCAAGGCTATTTTCGAGTACCGTCATTTGTTTCAGGAGGTGTTCGGGCCTTTGTTCAATGGATTGGATTCCTACGAGCTAGAGTCTTGGTACTACGAGGACTTCCGCAAGTTTTGCCTCGGGTACAAAGAAATCAGTGGTGAGGGGGGTGTAACTCTTTCTAGTCGCTTTCTATTTTCCGATGCGAGCCGGGACTTCCAAAAGGTCATCCCTGGTTCCACACTGGAAATACTCACCGGCCCAAACTCCGCTCCCTATAATGGAGGACAGGACACATACCGTCGAGGTATGTACCGTGTGGTAGGATTACGCCGACTCCCCGCTGGAGCAGAAACTACTCAACGAAAATACACCACGTTCCCTTCCAATCTTTCAGGTAAAATCACTATCGGAGAGAATGGGGAACTCACCGATTTGAATCAGGACTTCTCTCTCATTACATCCTCCGATGAGACCTTGACCATCCTCTCCGGCCCGAACTCCGGGACATATCGGATTGAGAGGCTATTGGGTGAGAATGGTGGGTTGAACAATGGGAGTGTGCCAGCGGGGTCTGGGATTACGAGTATTCGAGTAGCGCAGTCGATTTTAGAGCTACAGTTTCAGATGCCTTTTGTGGCCACGGGTCAGGAGTATCGAATTACCCTAGAGAGACTAGGAGTGCAAAAACCCAAATATGTGTTTGGGGAGGATGCTTCCAGTCAGTTTTTACTATAGAACGCCTATACTTTCGGTAGAGGTAGAACCTACAAGGAATTGACACATGCCAGCAATTATTGAGAGCAGAGTGAATGGAATTAACCCGATCGCCGGGGCAAGTCGTGACGATCTTCGGGCGGGGGATATTATCACTCTAAACGATGTCGGCGGTCCAGGAACTACATGGTCTTGGTCATTGGTTTTCAAGCCCCAGGATGCGAACCGGAATCCTTCGGCGGCGGCATTGGCTGGTAACGTCCTTGGCCCTGGTCCGGTTACGTTCTCTGTGGACAATGAAGGTCCGTACTTGATTCGTCTGATCAAGGATGCGGGATTGCCAACGGAGTCCATTCAATACGTTCGACTTCGCTATCTCACCCTTTTTGGAGATCTATCTCTTGTTGCCGCTGGGGAGCGTCGTGATGGAACAGGTGTCATTCCTGTCGATGTTTCCGCTGAAGGCTGGGCGAATGACCAGAACTTCAACCTCATCACTCTGAAGAACTACATCAAGCGGGTGTCAACGAGTGGACGTATTCTGTTCGTAGATGCGAACCGAGGACGTAACAACTACAACCCACCCAACGATCCCGCCATCGCGGAGGGGTTTGCTGATTATTCGACGATTAATGCAGCAATCACGGCGGCTACATCCAACGCAGCGGTCAATGCGGGGCTTGTTCCTTCGGCTACGGACCCTTTCATCATTGCGGTGCGTCCCGGTGTCTACGAGGAAGCGGTCAATTTCGCTCCTTTCGTGCATGTCGTTGGCTGGCCTACGGAGGTTGAGTCCCTTTCTTCGGTAGGGGACCGTTCCGTTGTAGTTCGGACCCCGAGCGCGGGAGTTCTTACTCATACGGTCAGTAGCGCCAACCCTTCTGATTTCACCATCATCAAGGGGCTTCAACTAGAGAACATCAAAACAACCACGAACGCCGTTGTGCGAAAAGTGGGCACTGGTGTGGCGGTGTTCGTGGACACTCGTATTGTCCAGAACAGCAATCAGCCCACTGACGGGCCTTGTTTGTCCGTTGAGAATGGTGTGGTCTACGCGGACAATGCGTACCTGTTGAACAACAACACGACCTTCGACCGAGACGCCTTGTGGGTCAACCCTACCCCACCGAACACGGCGAGTGCATTTTTCGCAGAATCTCGCTTCTCGGGTTCGAGTGTAGCAACCCTGAACCCTAATCTTGCTTCCAATGTCAGCGTTGGGTTCCTTCGTTGCTCATTGAACCAGACGAATGTAAGCCCGTTGTCTCATGGTGTAGATTCTAACGCCACGACAACGCTTTTCAGCTACTCGGAGGGATTCCTTGTCAATGGGCAGCCGGACTTCGTGCGCATCAACCCTACAGGGGTAGGCTCGGCAGCGGGTGGTTTGTTTGCAGGGGTCTATTATTCCCGACTTGGATCGATTACTCCATCGGGAACGAGACAAGGGGTACTTTTCAACACCTCGGGCTTGGTAGGGGTGGCGAACTTTGAGTCTGGGTCATCGGAATACTCCCAGGTGAGTCTGGTAGGTCCAAACCCTCTCGTGCAGAGAGCGGCAACGAACTCGCGGTCCCTGTTCTATGACAACACCTTGAGTGGTCTAACCGCTGAAAATGTTCAGGACGCGATTGATGAGATTGCCGGAGCGGTTGTCTCCCCATCGTTGGATGTAGCCTATGACAATGGCCGGATCATCACGGTGGATGCTGATGCCGTTGAACTTCATGGTCCAGGCCCTATCAACGTAGCACCCCCTCTGAATCCAGCGAATGGTGACGGTACGCTTCGAGTATATCAACAAATCGAGGTGGGTGCAATCCCAAGTTCGGAAATTCTTGTTGCTTCCAACAACTTCGGAAATGGCCCCTCGATTGAGATGGGCAACTTGGTCCGAAATGCGGACTCGAACTTCGGTTCTTCGGTCTATCTTGTTGCGAATGCCACAGGTGCGCCGGATTACTACAACTACAATTTGAGAATCAATGCTGCGGACTCTGAAGGAAACAACCTTCTGGGCTCGACCAAGATGGGTAGCATTATTCTTCGGTGCGGGACGGCACTTTGCAACTCGGGTGTCAATGCACCGGATGGTGGAGACCTGTTCATGATTGCTGGCGGGGTGGAGGAAGCCTTGGGTGGAAACCCAGGCAACTTGTGGATCACCCCTGGCGAAACCGGACTTGGGGTGACAGGGTTTGTCAACATCGTCAATCCAGCGGCAGCAACTTCAGCAACTCTTCAGGGGGCTAACAACTTCGTAGACCTGGCAGCAACGCCAGCGGGTACCCTGACTTTTGCGACGACCTCTGGGAAGTCCCAGGTGACCTTCTCGGGTGGCGAGAACATCGCTACGATCATTGCTCTGTTCAACGATGACACGGGGATTCAGGCGACATGGGCGGGCTTGGGGAACCCCATTGTTCTGACCTCGACTTCGACCGGACCCGATGCGGAGCTAATCTTCATTGACGACTCCACGGGTGGTACGATCAATACCTATCTTGGTGATTTTTCTATCACTGGAGGAGCGACGTTCACACCGGGTACGTATCCCGAGTTCGTGTCTTTGTCCTCGAACGCGAATCAGACGCTTGTGGTTGGTAACGGGGTAAATGACCTTGTATATGACGCCGTGACGGGTAAGCTCACGGTTCCTGGTTTGATTGACCCTACGGGTATGATTTTCGACTTCTTCCCTGAAGCGAGTGTACCAACAGGGCCAAACAAGGGGGCGATTTTTGTATCCGATGGGTCTGGTGGGGCGACAAACACAGGAGCGATCTACTTCAAGGACTCGGTTGGTACTCTGTATGACTTGACCCTTGGCGGTGGCGGGGGTGCTCCGGCAACATCTACCTTCTTGACGATTAATACAGAGGGAGGACTTCCAAACTCTCGTCGTCTTCTTGGTACAACGGGTCAGATTACGCTCACTCCTTCCGGTGGCGATTACATCATTGGGATGGCGGATACGGCAGTCACGGCAGCTTCGTATACGCGACCTAACGTGACGATTGATGCCAAGGGCCGTATTACGGCAGCGGCTTCTACGGTGGTTCAGGCGGACATTACACGTTCGATGGTTGTTCCGACAGCCCCTTTGTCTCCCCCACTTCCATTTGTGGTCAATGAGTACCACATTCAGACCCTTCAAAGCGGTTTCGAGTTGGATGGCGTCAACAATACCTTCAACATCTTCGTCTCCCAGGCGATGGGATTAGCAGCGGGTCTTGCTCTCGTGGATATTCTCGTAGGCCCTCCGGCTGGTCTATACACGAGCATTTTGACGGCTCCTATTGACGTAGGGGTTGTTGCATCGGGGACGCTGATTACGGGAACCGCACCAAACTTTAGTGTCGGTCTTCCATACACAATCGCTGCGGGACAGGTGATTTATTATCAGATCACGTATAACGCTATCCCAGCAACAGGGGACGGGTTGGTAGTATCTCTGGTAGGAGAGATTTGAGATTTCGCGCTGTGAATCATGTCATCTGGATATGGTAACGATCCGTTTGGATTCGGACCCTATGGGTCTGTAGAAGGTGTCATTGTCACACCACCAAACCCCCCTGGTCTTGGCTATGGGGGTGCGGAGTATGGCTATGGTTCATATGGGTCGATTGCCTTCCCAATGCCTACTCCTCCGATCAGTGGGGGGTACGGGGGATGCCCATATGGACTTAGCTCCTACGGATGTATCGGTTCATCCCCACCTCGAATCGTCAATGCCATCTCTCTCAATGGCTTCCAGATCGAGCTTTTCTTCTCCGAGGAAATGCTCATCGACGCGGACTTGACCAATCCCGGTTCGTACACGTTGAACTCGATTCTTGGTGCTGCGGCAGCTACCGTTCTTTCGGTAGATCTCGGTGTCATGGGCACCTTTGGCCCTACCAGTGTGATTTTGAATCACACTGGAACTACACTAGGAGGTGTCTACGAGATCGTAGCTGTAGGCCCAAAGGCTGCGGATGGTGGAGGAAACGTCGAGTGGGATGCTCCCTTCAACCGAACAACGGTTCTCTGCAAAGGTGAACCTCCTGCATTTACGGTGACCCCTATTTCTGGCACGGAACTTTTGTACCAGTTCGATCAGGATATGCTCCCCGAATCAGGATTCTCTCCTGGCATCGAGGACTTGAATGCCTATGTCTTTGAGTCTACATACCCGATCCCTATCATTCCTCAAGCTGTAACTTTCCCTTACAACTTGAACAATACGCAGGTCAAACTTGATGTCATTGGAATGACCTCCGCTACGTACAACGCAATCGTAGGCCCAGCGGAAGCTATCATTTACGATGCAACTTATCTTCCTACTCAAAGCACCGAGTTCCAGGTGCAAGAAATTGGCTCTGGAACAGTAACCGTAGGAAGTCAAGGACTCCTTGTGAGCAAAAACCTCGGGGACACATATGCCCTTCGTTTTGCGGATTTGTCGGGCAAGATTCTGCCCAACTCGTCTTTCCGTTGTGACGTGAGTTTCGACGTGTCAGCTTCGGGAACCATATCTCCCGCTCTGGGGGACACGCAGTTTCTCTCTATTCTCGTCTCGGATGGGGCCATTGGAGCAACCCTGACTCTGTTGAGAATCATGGGGGTAGACTTCATTGAGATCAGTAGCGGTGGGTACTTCGTCTCTACAATGGCCAACTGGTCCTCTGGACCAACCACAGTCTCCCTCGTTCGCAATCAGAAGGCAGACACGTACACGGTCGTAGTCAACGGGGAGCCCATCGTGTCGGCCTTGACGGGCTCGTACACGGGGTTCCCAGGTATCCCCTCTGGTGTACAGGTCACCTTTGACCCGGTTGGTCTGTACCAACTCACTGGATTTCCTTTCCAGGGGATTCGTTTCACGTCTACCCAGACGGTGTTCTCTGCGGCTTGGAATTTCCTACATCAATGGGGTTCGAGCTTCGTGGGGAGTTCCGCTCTGACAAAGAACTTCCTTCTCACGCAGAAAGGCCCCTTGGTGAAAGGTTGGGGGGATGCAACTCCAGCGACGAAAGAGGATGTCAGTGTAAAAATCAACGGTGTGGAGGTTGAGATTGATTCCGTCAACCCATACTACGGCAAGATTTTTCTCACCATCCCGATTCCCTTGATGCCTCCTGGGTTTCTTCCAGACATCGACGTGGACTATATTTGGTTCTACAACCCGGTGTTCGTCATGGAAGGATTGAACACGCTCGGATTGGTGTTCAACAAGTACAACCCGTTACCCCTGTGTCCCTTGGAAAACTCCACAGACGCACCTCCCTATGTTGAGGGGGGTTTTGAATCCACGGAGTTCTCAAGATTCCCTTACGGACTTGCTCTGAATAGCCTCCCGATTCGCCAGCCGCTATTGCGAAGCCCTCGATTCGTTGGTTTCCAGAAGTCATATACGGCGGCTCTGAATAGCCCTACGACTCTCCTTCTGAATCGTAACAACGTTCAAGTCGCTTTGCCAGACCAAGAGCGTTCTCCAGAGGGGGAGACCGTGTTTTACGACGCAACGGAAGATCCTACTTTGTCCACACCGGCTTGGATTCAAGTTGGGGGTGGAGTTGGGCTGGAGGATACAATCCCTGAAGACAGCATTTTTGCCAATGAGACGTTCCTTCTAGCCAAGGACGAAGCTGGTTCCTTCGGTACCGGAGTTCCCTACTTTTTCTACCGTGATGTGGACTTCTCGTTCCCATCCTCATTTGTCTACGTAGTACGATTTCAGGTAACGGATGACATTGTGCTTCAACCGCATGGTGTATTCACCGGAGTTGGTTTCGGAGTTCACACGAACAACCACCTGTACCTCGTTGGGTGTTTGTTGGTCAATGGAGTGCAGCATGTGGGTATTTTGGTAGACCCTGCTCACCCAGAGGAGCTAGACTCGTGGAAACTCGCCTATGGCGTTGGGATGACGATTTTGAGCGCCACAGATGTCTTGGTGAAGACTTCCGATCTTCCCGTGTCACTACAGCAACAGACCACGGACTGTGACGCTGATACGCAGTTTCAGATCACATTCGGAAGTCAAGCGGGGGTGTTTAAAGTCATTGGCATCCGAAACTTTGCGGATGGAACTACGAGACTGACACTTGACCCTTCGACCCCCTTCCCAGGGGACTTCACCGTGTTCGGTGGAAATTATATCACGGGGTATTTCGAGACGCGATGGGACGGGAATGGAGAGGACAATAACTCGACGACCTACCGACTGATCGTACAAAATGACATCAAGTTGGTGCCCAAGGGCAAGGCGGAGTTGTTCATTGGAGGTTCTTTGTCTGGGAAGGGCTTGGTGCTCGAAGGTGCGCCTCCCTTTGCCATCCCTCCTGATGGAATCCTTCAGTACCCCACAGGTGAAGAGGGAGAGGTTTTCTGGGGGTCTTTGGATCGACAGGCGACGAATGCATCCCGTTGGAATTTCGTGAGGTATGCGCTACAGACGGGCCAAACGACGATCAACTTCCGTGGCATCGTGGCGGCAGCGGAGATGGCCACCCTGCCCGAGAATGACCCTAACAATATCTGGTTTTTGACTCAAGAGTTTGGTCTGAAGGAAATCCTTCCCAACCCAGGAGACCCAAGGTTACTTCTGAAGGCGACAAGTTCGAACACTTCCATTGGAGCCGAAGGTCTGGACTTGACCATTGGGTATGCTCGGATTGAGCCTTTTTTGACGAGACGCCTTGCGATTGACGTGGATAGCACATTCCAGGTAGACAGCGGTGTGCTCGGTGCTGGAGATGCCGAGATTCTGGTCCGGGATGGGACAAAACAAGTTCTCCTCGCCTCTCTTTTATACAGAGAGCTAACAAAACGCGAGCTACTTTATCTAACTAACATTAGCCTTGCTGGTCTTTATGTTCCTACTAACCAAGGTTGGACAAAGACTGGAGCTATTAGTCAAGAGTTTGTCGATGGTAAGCGCATCAAGTTTGGACAGGAGCTTGGAGAGACGGTTGAGTTCACCTTCGACATCTATGACAAGTTCGGATTCGTGGTAGACCCAGGGCGTATTTTCGAGGCTCGTTTCACCGTAGATTCGGTGACAACGACTGACCCCTTGGGGGACACGGGTATTTTCTTCGCTTCGGATGTAGGCCCGGAAGCATCGTCTCGCGGAGTTGGTGTAGAGCTTCGCACCGGAGGGGAAGTTTTTCTTTTCTCTCTAGCAACCGGAACGGAGGTCGCATCTTTCAGCTTCGACTGGGAAGACCAAAAAGAACATGTCTACCGCATCGTGGCGGATGCCAATGCCGACTTAGTGTCTTTGGTCATTGACCATACGCTGATCGGCTCGGCTCCATTGAGTTCCTTCGATTTTAGCTCGACAGCGTTCACCGCAACATTTGGATTCTCAAACCCACTGACCGAGTGTTTTGTGGTGATGTCTGATTTGTCCGTATCTGTCATGCCACCCCCTGATGCCAAGAGAACCTTGGGTGTTTGGTTGGGAGGGGATAAGTCCAACATCAATAACTGGGAGATCCCGCGTACTGACTCTCTGTCCGTACCAAACTCCGATCTTTCGGCGATAGTCGAAGTTATGGATTGGAGATCTCCAACACAGATTCGTATTCACCGGGATCCTGAGTGGGGTGTTACGATCTTGCGACCAGATTTGCCACCACCTCCGTTCTTCACGGGCGACTTGTTTGCGAGTCAGATTACGGAACCGAGCGCGGGTTGGATTAATGTCGAATATCGTCATCTACCTCCTGTTGAGGACAAGGACATGTTCGGATTTGTGTCTTTTGGTGCTTTGGAGGCGGCGTCGATTACTCAGCAAAGGTGGGAGGATGTTCGATACCGTATTTACGAGTATGCTTCGGAGAACATCATTGCTCCGCACCACATGCTTTTCAATCAGTACAATGTGATCACTTCAGGTGAGCTAAATAAGGACATCACGGTTGAGACAGCGGTTGTGCTTTCTCGGAATAGCTCGACGATTGTGCTTTCGGATTCTGCGATGTACGCAGACCAAGTGTTCAATATCTCCTATGTCAACAAAGCGGGGAACACGGTTTTTTACTACCCTCCAGCGATTGAGTTCGACAAAGAGACTCAGACCATCACTATCGTAGCACAGAACAATTTGGCGTTCCAGCCAAGTCAGGACTTGAACGACGTGGAGGAAGAGGGTGTTATCAATCAATCGTTGAACGATGATAACTGGCCTTTCGACAACATTGGAGAGGTGTTCCAGCCTGATGATGACCTGGAGTACAGTACGAACCCAAACCCTCCTTTCCTACCGGACCCTGTTATAGTCCCTGTCACCATCAACTTCGCCCCTGGGAAGCCGTTGACCTTGACGTATCTTTGCTCACAACCTTTGTTGGATGGAACGACCTTGTTGAATGAGGGGACTCCGATTTACACCAAGAGCTTGATTGGTTCATTTGACCGAGACGTGGCCTTCGGTTCTCAGGTGAACGACCCCTATGATTTATTGAACACGGACCCGGATTTTATTCTCAACGATCCCTTCCGGTATGTGGAGTTCACCAAGGCCAAGCCTAGTGAATATGAGGATATTGAGTTCTGTGAGGTCTCCGAGGGAGACTCCTGTCTCCTGTCGATTTTCTGCGACAACAATGTTCCAGGGGCTTCTTCATCTCCAGCGAATGGTGGGGCTTCGCAGCCTGGAGACATTGGAAACGGCTTGATTGGCTTGGATTTGTCCGGTTTGGCGTTCACGGAGATTGAGACCATCACATTCTCCGATGGACCCACGGGACCATTTAATGCCCCCCTATCTTCCGTGTTTCTGAAGAACAGTGGTGGGGATGCGGATCCGGGTGGGTATCTTCAGGATGCGATTTTATTCACGGGAATCGGCTCGGGGACGCCTAATCCGATGGGGTCTGACGGTAATGTAGGATGGTCAGTTTTTGGAGTGCTGTACGACACTACAACCAATACCTCCACGGTACTCTACTTCGGGACCGAAGCCCCTGCTCCGTAAATCGTTTATCCCTCTATCAGAAGGAATTTGAGAGAGATCTAGTTCTATGGCTATCATCAGAGAATATGTGAATAAAATCCGCTCTGGATTTAAAATGGGGGTAGGTGCAACATATGCGGAACCTCAAACTAACTATATTGTTCGTGGTGATGTTATTTTTGACATGCGTGATGCTCGAACGGGCGAACTTCAACTCTACAAAGAGAAAAAGAACGTCGTAGCATTAGACGCGGGACTACTGGTAGCTCGACTTCTTCGTAATCCATTGGAGCCAAAGAACGGCATCAACATGCTTGCGGTGGGCACTGGAGCATTGGGTCCGGTGTTAGCTCCAAACCCCCCAAGTCAGGAACAGAGACGCCTGAATGAAGAGATTTTTCGTAAGACGTTTGCGGACGTGCCTTTCCGCGATGCCAACGGTGCGGCATCTGCGATCCCAACGAGAGTGTTAGACTTCACGACTGTTTTTGGAGAGAGTGAGGCGGTTGGTCCTCTCAATGAGATGGGGTTGGTATCCACGATCTCCAACAACAATGCGGTCAAAACCCTCAGCCCTAACTTTGCAGGCCAAGGTGGTCAACCTTATGACCCTACCATTGATGTTACCAATTACGATACACTCGTGAACTATCTTACCTTTGGTGTGATCACCAAGCCTGCAACTTCCATTTTGACGATCACCTGGCGTTTGAGCTTCTGATGTCACGCAACAAGTATTTCCCTGGGACTCTTGTCAGCCGGTACCTCAATCCCGATGGGACTGGGTACTCGAATGTTGTCTATCAAAAGGGCAAGCTGGTACTAGATTCCGAGCTACTGCTCAATCAGTCCCTTCAGGATTTACAGAGAGATCGTTTTCTTGCTCGTCAGATTCCTTCTGGATTCATCCGAGGTCAGGCTCGCGGGGACAGCTACAATGACTTCAGCTTTGATCAACCTTGGCTTCCCGGCCCGGTGTTGAACCCGAGCTTTACTCCCAACTCCTTCCACATGCGGAAGATTCAGGCCCTCGTAGCCGGACTTCTCGTGGACGTGGACTACACAAATACGAACACCCCTGGGGATAACCTCATCCTTCTCAATGCGCCTACGGTGTATGACGGAACCCCGTTGACGGCAAAAAGAACCGATTTCGTGTTCCTTGAAGTGTGGTTGTCCCTGATTTCCGCATCCCCTCGTTCCAAGGGGACATTTCTGGTCAAAGACCCGGTGACAGCAACCGCTGGCATCGTCATCAACGTCGATGGTGTCGCTTTGACGGGTGTTTTAATCCCACCCGGTCCTAACCAGTTCCAGATTTTCCCCGCAAGTGCTTCCAGTACGGCGAGTTCCTTGGCTACGGCTATCAACACGTTCGTTCCAACCGTGACGGCAAATCCCGTAGGGAACATCGTGCAAATGACGGCTGTGACTCCCGGTGTCATCGGGAATACTATCCTGATCTCCTCGACGCAACCAGCGGCTATCGTCAGATCTAACGCCACCTTGTCGGGAGGATTGGACACACCGAACAAACCAACCCAGGATTCCGTCTATCGCAACGGAAACGTGTTGAGTTCATCTTCGGTTGCGCTACCGGATGACATTGAAGACCCTGACGTTGGCGTAGAAACTACAAAGCGGATTCAAGTTCAGTATCGGATTCGTACTACGACTTCGATAACAAATCTGAACTTTAAGACAGAGGCGGACGGGTTTTCCAACATCAACATTCTTGCTCAAGGGCCGAACACAACTCCGATTGTGAACTACCCCTTTGTTCCAGCCGACCTTTCCAGTTTCCGCTTGAATTCAGACGCAAGGGAGAACACAGGATATGGGCTACTCGACAACGGGCTTTATATTGCGGGTAATGGGAGTTCGACTTCAGCTAGCGATCTCAACACTCTGGACGGGTTTATTTACGCGATTCCGATAGGGTTCGTGTTCCGTCGCAATGACGCTTATAATGGTGGCGCAGGAACCGGCTTTGACCCGGAGAACAACACCAATGGAGGACTGACCTACAATCACGGTCCTTTTGCGAACCCTTACGTCTATGGTCTAGTCAACCCTGGGTTTTCAGACAGACCGGATGGAGCTTTTGCAGACGCCATCAATGAGAACGATATTTTGGATCTTCGACGCACGGTGAAACCCAACGGGGTGGATCTAGCGGCGGAGCTTCAGTATCAGATTCAGGCCCTCCAGGACGGTAACTACCGAACATGGGCGATTGACACCGCTTCCAAGCAACAGTTGGGGAACGGCTCAGGAGATGTGTCTCCTCGAAACCTCGTGTGCAACGAAGTCGGACGCCTTGCAGCACAAGGAGGAAACCCACCACTTTCGGGAACTACAACCCGTGGTGGAACGGTTCGAAACTTCGACCACTTCGCGCGTCGCTTTGGAGATCAGCCGGTAGTTGAGCGAGTTGTTCTGGAGTTCCGACCAACGGATACTATTGGAGCCAACCCTGGCAAGTATGTCAGCCGCCCTCTCTATGCTCTGGGGTTCAACGGTTGGGCAGAGGGGGACACACTGACCCTGGATCTCTCAAATCTGAATGTGACCACCATTGGAGACTTCGATCCCGCTGGGGCTACGGTTCCAGTTGGATACTTCGACTTCTATGCTCCACCGGGAACAATCATTACGGATGTGTTGAGCGCCTACCACGATGACGGGAATTTCAATGCCGCCGTGGACCAGAAGGTACAAATCGCTACCGTAGTTGGTATTGGTACTACGGTCTTGCAGGTTGGTTTGGATGTCAATCCAAACCAGGTTACTGGTGGATTGCCTTTGCCAGCGCATGATATGGTAGGAACGTCGGGTACGGGAGATGTTGGTTCTACACGTAGAATCTTCTTGGAGGTCGAGGTTACGTACCCACTTGGAGAGGGTTTGACGGATACTCCTGATTGGGAGATCGAGCCCGATGCTGCACCCTATCCATATGGCCCTATGTTGGAGAATGACGTGCCTTTTGGTAGTTCCCAAAGACCTACGGACATGGAACGTCCTTTGGCTCCTTCCTTCCGACAGGGGTTCCGAGAGGTGATGACCGAGTATGTCGCCAACGACCCCACGGGCGGTGGAAACCCTGGAGTTCCGATTGGCACCTTGACCCCAGAGACGGTGGTTTCGATTGACCCTTTGACGGTGAGAGCACCCCGTCGAGTTTACGGGGACATGTCTACTACGGTGGCGATCACGGACCTGAACGATGCGTTGCCTCGTTCTACGGATGACCCTAATACGGACTACGGGGCTTCGACACGGATTGTTCGGTTGGAGAACACTGGTATTGCCCCAGCGGTTCCTCTTTCTGGAGCGGGACAGACCTTGGTGAATATCCAGTATTTCGCACAGGATGCGATTCCTAACTATGGAGCACCGGGTTTGGGGTATCAACAGTCGTTCTATTTCCGAACCAATGCACCGCAAACGGCGGGGGTTAAGGAGGGAACGATATCCGTGCCAGGGAACGCTGTGTTCCCATACACCGGGACGGACCCACTTCCAACGCCATTGTTGGTGGAGCCTTTGTACGTGAGTGAGCAAGTATGGACGGGTCAAGTTGGGATGGGCAGTGTTGAGCTTCCGTTCCCTTACTTCGCACCCCTAGACCAGATTCCTGTCAATGACGGAAGAACGGAGATTCCTCCAGCGCCTACGACTTTCCCAGGGGAATGGTACTTTGCTGCAACAGCGAATGTGTCTATTGCGGACTTCGACGCACAGGTGGGCACCTTGGCGTTGCAACAGTTGGTACCAGCGGACGGCTCGACCCTTTGGAACATCGGAGGGGTGTTGACCACGGAGGTGCCTTTCAAAGATACGGAGTTCCGAGTTGTGTTCCCCTTCATCAACCGCGATGATGCTCGACCTACGGCGATGGCACAACCGATGTCGAACGTGATTCGTCATAAGGTTTTTGTACCTTGCCTTGTTCGAGCTTTGCAGGACTCGGCTTTGTTCCGAAAGGATGAGGTCTTGCTGGTTGTTCTGACTCGATGGGGTGAGTTGGATGATGAGAATGTCATCAAATTCACAGACTCGGGCAATCACTCAGGAGCAGCGGTGTTCCGAACCAAGAATCTACTACTAATCGCAGGAAACCGGGAGTAAACGTATGCCAAGAAAAATCAACCCCGGCATCATCAAGAACGGGTCAGGACTTGCAAATGTGGATA